TTATGAAAGTGACCTGACATAACTTTTTCAAATTTAGAAAATAAAGACTTATCGTGGCCGTGTGATTCAACCATACCGGCGTGCATTTCAAAACCATTTATATCTAAATGACCAAAGGCAATCTCTGCTTGTGTAGAGTTGACTAGATCAAAGGTTTCTTTTTCATTCTCAGGATTAATCCAAGGTATAAACAATGCTTTCATACCATCAAACTCTACCTCAGTTGCCTTTGTATATATCCAAGGTTCGTGTTTACCATCTGGTGTGGTACATAATTCTTCAGGACCATTTACTCTATTTGTACTACGATAATAAGTATCGTGATTACCTAGAATAATATGTGTATCAATCTTCTCTTCCCACAATCTCATCATAAACTTATGTCTAAAGTTGTGAGCAGTTTTGAAATTAATAAACTTTCTTCTATCTAAGATATCGCCTAGGTGTATTAGTGTTGTGATATTATGTTCTTTAAGATATGGAAAGAATATATCTTCCATAAACTTATGAATGTAATTATCAAAAACCTCACTATCACCTCGAGCACCGAAGTGTGAATCATTAAGGAGTGCTATTTTCATAAACTAGTGTGTACTGCATAAACAAAGAATAACCAAGTAGCAACCAAAACAAAATATATCGTTGTCTTTGGTTTCATTACATAAACTTTTCTAAGTTTTTCTGTTTTGCTTTCTTCTTTTGTTTCTTAGTTTTAGGCTCTTCGATTATATTGCCTTGGTGAGATTTTAAAAATTCTACCATTTGATTTTTATACTGACCATCATCACCTTCTAGTTGTGTTAAAAAGGATTCTGTATCTGCATTTTCTATAATCTTTTGTTTCACTAAAACTTGTTTCTTTTCTTTTTGTATTCTTCTTATGAAAGCATAATATATTATTTGAGTAAAATATGCAAATGGATTATCTGACTTTTCAGGATTAAAATTATCCATATATTGTAGACAGTTTTCTATACCATCTGATATCATATCATCTCTAAATGTATAGTTAATAAAATTAGGTCTGTATGCTAAATGGTTTGCAATCTTCAAAAAACATTCACCTATATAATTTGTAACCATAGGTCTCTTTCTACCTGAGTCTTTTGCTCTTATAACTCTGGCACGAAACTTGGTCATCTCAGCAAGAAACTTTTTATTATCTACATAATGCTGAGTTTGTTTTTTCTTTCTCATAGTTTAACTCCTAATACTACTAATATGCCTAACAACAACATAATAATAATTAATAGTTCAAGTGCCATAAAGGTATGGTACCAAATCCACCTAGTCTTGTATGCATTGTCTATGTTTATTTCACCTGGATCAGGTTCTTCATAACCAGTAATATCTGTTTTTGGATTTTGTTTCCAAAGTATATCTATTATTCGTTTAAACATATCACTATTATAACATGGATAGTCCTAAAGGTCAAGCCATAATTTCAACCCTAGGTGCTGATAATCCTAAATCTAATATAAGTTGATCCTCTTCTAAAGGTCTAGGTTCCCAAAATTCACGACAAAAAGAATACCATCCAGTCATAATATATTTGTGTTCTGTATTTGAGATTATACCCCTATGTGTATGTGTCCAATCAGTAGGCCAAATAATAGTTTTTCCTTCCTCAGCCTTGTATATTATATCGTGATGTTTAAATTCAGTACCGCCACCATCATTTACAGTATTTAAGAATGTCATAAAAACTAGATGTCTTGTATTGTTTGGTGCTTCAGGACCTGATCTTTCACAATGATTCTTTAAAAATCCTTGACCTGGCTCATAGTGTTGTATATTAATACTTTCTTCTAATTGAAACGAATGTTCGCCTGCTTCTGGATATTTTTCTAAATATTCATCAACACATGGATTTAACTCTTTTAAATATTTTATTAAAATATCTCTGTAAGGAACTGCTCTACTAGGTATTTGTGAATATATTAGATTAGTGCCAAGTCCCATATCAGTAGAACTTTTTACTTCAGGCTTAACACCATAATTTGTTTTATTGCCTACCATGCCAGTAGTTTTTGAATAAAAATCAAATCCAGGAGGGTCGTAAAAAGGTTGACTATTATAAAAGTCTATGATCTCTTTACAGAGATTTTTTGAAATTTGAAATTCGCCTATAAAACTAGGACTAGTGCTTGACATAATATGGTTTCGTTGTTATAATACCCTTGTGGGTTGCTTCAATTAATGTATGGTCTTTTTGCTAGGAAAGAATGTATTGTAATCTTCCTCTGATAATTCTTCTTTCATCATATCGTCAGCCTCTGTGGCCATTTCGGAAATAATATCTGCAGCCCTCTTAACATCTTCTTCAGTCAATGGTTGTCTCTTTATCTTTGCTCTTTGTTTTATCTTTTCATTTATAATTTTATAGTAGGCCTTCATATCATCCGCCACATTTGATATTGTCATAATTCTCTCTTTTGGTATAGAGAAAACTGAATCATTGGCAAATTGCATCCAAGGTCTTAATGAAGTGAAATCTTCCACCATACCCACACCAATAGCTTTACTGTTCATCAGTATTTCTAGTGGCTCGGCTATTCTTAGAAATTGAGATTGCTCGTCAGTTAGATTTATGTTTCCAATTATCTCAGAACCATCCGACAACTTTACTATTCTTAAACTAGACTCTTTTGTCATACTATAATATTTATATTAGTTGCAACTCTGGCCTTCTCATCTGTCTGGTAAATATGTCTATGAAATGTATGACCATCAAATACCACAAGTCTATTTGCTATTGATTGTACAGCACCTTTACCGTTGGCAAAATATGTTCCACCATTTGTTGTATTTACATAATATATCATAGTTAAATAATCAAATTCTCCACCGTGGTCCGTGTGTAAACCTACACCGTGAGGATCAGGTTTTTCAAAAGAAAAATTAGTATCCATTCTGGTAAACAAATTAGTTCTTGCACTTAATAACTCTTTATGTGGATAATGTTTAAGTATAGGTTCTAGTGCTATATCATAATGCTCTATATGTTCCTTTGAGGCATTATTTATAGGTGAAATAAAAACAGGTTCATCTCTACTATATGCTTCTTTTCTAGTGCCACCGCTATCATATATTCTATGTTTTTGAAACATATGTTGAAAAAAATAAGAATTAGGTTCGTGCCTTACTTCGTGAAAATTCCACTTTATAATATGTTCAGTACTAAAGAATAAGTCATATTGGGCCTGCCAGTCTTTCTCTGAAAGAAAATTGTCTATAATTTCAAATCTCATTTTCTCGCCAAGTTTTTCTCATCATCTTATAAACAGGATCATTAGCAACAAAATCTCTATACTGTTTAAATATCTTAGCAGAGTATGCCTTCTTGCTAACTAATGCATCAGGTTCTTGTGGTTTTATATTACCATTTTCATCATACTTTTTACCATCTTTATGGTTTGCATATCTTCGTGATCTTGTAAAACCCATTTCTAAAAATTTACGACACATATCCATACCTATAAAATCACCTTTAAGTTTATATAGTCTATATGCTTGAAGTAGTTTACTGGCACTCTCTTCAGCAGCTGCAGGTGTTCTAAATCTCCATAGCGGACATAATAAATCAGTATATGGTCTAACAAGCAATACACCTTGTTCGCCTCGACCAATTCTATATCTCTTATCATTTTCTTCAAAGAGTGTATTCTTGTAATCTATACTATAATCAAATTCTAACATTAACTTTTTAGGTCCACATTATGTATTTCATAATCAAATTGTTCTTCATTATATATCTTCATTCTTTCCTGAAAATGCTTAAGTGTATAGTTCTCTCTATCTCTATAAATTAAATCGTCTGAAATGTCGTAAAGTTTGGCGTGAGTTTTAGAGTCGCCGAGTCTTAACCCACGACCTATGGATTGCAAGTTCCTTATACGAGATTTTGAAGGACTTGCGAATATAAGATTGTGAAGATTCCTAATATTGACACCAGTGGAAAATGTACCGTAAGAAGCGATAATAATTGCGTTATTTTCTTTTTCAGTAATAGCACGAATTCTTTCCCTTTCTTCAGCAGCCACGCCACCGTGTATAAAAAATACTTTTCTAGTATCATCAATCTTTTCTTGTATAGTATTATATAAAATTTCTCCGTGCTTCTCTACTAATTGGTAAAGGCAAAGAATATTACCGTCAGCTCGTAAACAAAGATTACTAATGAAATTGTTTCTACTCTGCGATCCGACAAGGTATTCAAGTTCTTCTTGATAAGTTTTTTCATATAAATTTTTACAATTATCTTTCGTATGTTTTAAGATTAGACATCTTACAGTTAAATTAGCGACTTGTTTTCTGTCCATTAACTGTTTTGTAGAGGTCACCTTATTCGCAATACCAAACAATCCTTCAAGCACTAACTTATGGGTTAAAGTACCATCAAGTGTCCCAGTCAGACCTATCCTGTACTTACAATTCGCAAGTTTAGTCATTATGCTGGTGAGAGACTTCGATTTA